CCTTGGGCAATAGCGTTGGCTATGGGGGCTAATGGATGTTCTTGAGCCTTTAGCATATCCTCATCCATGTCATACATTTCAGGAATACCCTCACCGCTATCTACGCCAGCCGAAATACGGGCGGTTTCAATCTTAGCCCCGTTGTTAATGTAAGCCAATAGAAGTTGGGTGTTGCGCTCAGTCATCATCTTCATTTGAGCCAGCTTCATCTCCATCTCACGGTCTTGAGCATTACGCTGTTCTTCCAGTTGGAATTTAAGCTGATTCTCCTGTGCCTGATATTCCTGTTTAGCCTTTTCCAATTCCATCTCGGCAGCCATTTCCTGCTGTTTAAGTTGGGCGGCCATCTGTAATTCTTGCATCTTAGCTTGGGTTTGAGCCTGAATCTTTTGCACTTCAGGTGGGACTTCTTTGGGCTGACCCGCCATCGCTTTAGCTTGATTTCTAAATTGGTCGGCAGTTTCATCAATAAGCCCTTCCATACCTTTTCCAGCCTTAAATGCGGTTACGCCAAACTTGAGCATTTCCATAAGCAACGGTGTTAATTCAGGTGCTTGTGTGGCTACAGGCAAGGCTTGGTTCATAAATTGGCTAACTGCGGTCAAAAACTCTACACGGTCAGCTTTTTCTTGTTGCTCGTCTTGGTAAATCATTGAATCGCTAGTCACCTCAATACGGAAGTTCTTAGCGGGTTCATCTTTGAGCAGTTGTAGGGCTTGCGGCACTAACTGTTGGTCTTGTGGGCTAAGTTGCATTGCACCACTAATCTTGACAATAGTATCCTCAGTAAAATGTTTGCAGATAATTTGCGCTTTGATTTTGAGTAGTTCGGTAGCAAAGTCAACGACTGCGTGTTGTAAGTATTTAAGCCTACCCGCAGCATTATTGGACTTAATAATTTGTGCGCCAAGCGTTTCATTGGGGTCGGTTTGACCACGCTGAATGTCGGCAATGCCCATAATTTCGTAGATTTGGCCCTTAACTTGCTCCATTGCCTGATAAGCCATTTGTAAGGCTTGAGCAAATGGGGCTAGGTCAACAAGGTCAATCGCACCACGCATACCCTGTTTCTCAGCAAACGCTTGCCAATTCTTAACTGGAATCAAAGTATTGTTTTCGCCCTCGGAGAATAGACGGGCTAATGCGCTTTCTGAAGCGTCATATACACCACGCACTTTTAATGCGTTTACAAGCCCATCTATGCGGTCTGCAAGGGTATCTAGCTGCTTAGCTTGGTCTTGGTACAAAACAAAGTCAGGCACAGGCTCAAGGTTGTCTGTAGTCAGGGTTGCATACAACGGTTTAGGGCATGGGAAGAAGCCCTCTAACTGTAATGGGTCATCTTTTTCGTCAAGAATCTCACCCATTGACTTGCTAATCCAAAAGACTTTGCCTTGTTCTTTATCCCAAATCTCGTATATACAAGCTTGATAATGCTCGGCAACCATTTGTTTGGTAGCCCATTTATCGGATTCAGGCTTAGTATCTAGCGGAATACTGCCGCCCACTTCCTCGCCAAAGCGGTCAATCAATGCTTGGCGGCTCATATAGACTTTACGCCATACGGCAGTTACTTCTTCCCAAGTACGAGCAACAGTATGACCAAAGTCACGCCAATGAACATAATCCACAGGGGCGCACTCATATTCAATGCGTTCTTGCGATTCCAATAGTTCAGCGTTTTCCGTTTCAGCTTCATCGGCATCCTCTGTAATCTGTATTCCGTTGCCTACATCTTGACCAGCTAACCCTGTGTTTAAGTCGTTTTGTTCGGCAACAATATGTGGCTCATACCGCACCCATGCCGTGCCACGCCCACCCAATAAGCGGTCAAGCACCGCATTATCCATAGCGGAGCGGTAGTCAGAATAGTGTTCAATCTCATATTCCAAAGCCCGTTCAAGCATCATTGACGCTACACGCCCAATCGGGTCGTTGTCACGGAATCTACGGCTTACATCAGGGCGGGGAAGTCTTGCAAAGATAGCAGGCTTGATAACCTGAACATTTGACCAAAGAATATTAAAGCGAGCATTAGGGTTATTACGGGTGCGACTGTCATCACGGTAACGCTTAATAATACGGGGTACTCGTGCTTCCCATTCCCTAAATGATTTGTCATACTGGGCGATAGTATTGAACCAGTCCTCATAAGTCTTATTTAGCGTATCGTTCATACTTAATACCTTTGGTAATTAGTTTTTGGTGTGCTTTTCCACATTTCCTCAAGGGTCACATCAGTCTGTCCAACAAATAAACCTTTAATCGGCTGATTTTGTCTTTCAATTTCTGTTTCATCTCGCCAAGCAATAGAAAGCATCCTAAAAGCATCCGCTCCATGACTTGTCCAATCATGTCTAGGCTTATCTCGAAATACTTTCTTATCCTCATCGTATTCCCTTTGGTACTGTCGCAAGCACTCAATACCGTCTTGACATTTAAAGGCATCAAACCAAGTCCTAGCTAATGCCATCCTTGTAGCTTGAATACCGTCTTGTAATGACAGATTTGGAACAATTTTAAACAAATTTCCGCTTTTTAGGGGTAACTTATCCATTAATTGTTCAATTATTGACTTGCCGCCACTTGCTAATGTCTTTGCTCTAGCATCATGGGGTAGCCAATGTGTGCCATATTCGTAAGGTCGTTCTTTGATTTGATTAGCATAGTAGATGATGGGTTGCCCATGCGCTTCGTGGTAATCCAATACCCGAATCTCGCCATGCACCACCTGAAACCACCAAATAGCCGTAGCATCGTTGTAGCCCAAATCCCATGCTGTGTGTATAGGAAACATAGGGTCGCACTCAACTTTGGTAATACGCCCAGCATCCGTAAGTAAACGCATCTCCGTGCCGTATATAGCACCTAATATGGCAGCTTCAAATGAACACTCAAACTCTTGCTGAAACTGGTCAATACTCATGGATTTAAGGGCATCATCCAATTCAGCTTGTGGCAATATCTTGGTTTTACTAGCCCGTAAGACGGTGCTATACCACTCATCCTTATTTAGCGTGGCATATTGGTATATGTCATAAAAGGTGTTATGACCTTTAGGTGTACCAATAAAGGTAGCCCAACCTTGCCTATCAGCCAATAGGGGTCGGATAATCTCTCCCCAAACGCTAGGTTTCATATCAGCGTATTCGTCAAGAACTACGCCATCTAGGTACAAACCCCTAAGAGAATTGAAATTTTCTGCACCAAACAAACGAATTCTAGCCCCGTTGAATAACTCAACCCACAACTCTGACACATTATGTTTGACCCTAGCAGGCTCACTAAACTGCATAAGGTAATCAAAAGCAATAGACTTAGCTTGGGCATAGTACGGGGCAATATACGCATATCGGGCATTTTCCTTAGTTTCAGTCAAGGCTCGCCAAAGAATATCGTTAATACAGGCTACAGTTTTGCCAGCCCTTCGGTGAGCAATAATAACAGCCCAGCGTTGGGTTCTATCGTGGAAGTCTAGGAATACATCCCTAGGCTTATACAGTTCAATATTGAGGTCTGTATATTCGATTACTTCTTCCATGTAACCACATATCGAATGGGTTTATCCTCGCTACCAGTATGCTCAGTACGGGCTAGTTTAGGTACATGGTATTCAGCCACTTGCATAAAGCAGTCAAATGCGTGTTTAGGGCCGTATTTGGGGTCATCAGCAATGGCTTCTAGCCACTCTTGTAACTTATGGCTATTACCATCAACAAACCGTGCTATGGCTTCTCTAGCCAATGCGGTGCTTTTATTGGGGCTTCCTGCTGGTCTGCCCGCCCCTTTAGGATTATTTTTTAATTGTTTATTAACCATACTACCTCAAGTGATTGATTTAGTTAGGGTTTATTTTATCAGTATTTTTGTAATTGTAGAAACTTAAGTGTTGATTCAGAAATTTTAATTTTGCAAGGTTGATACTCAAATTCTTCTAATTTATTGTTTAAGTATGCTTCTATTGCTTTAGCAAATCGCTTTTCTCCTCTAATTCCACCATAAACACCTTTTTCAAAATACAAGTATTTTTCAGCTAATTGATTAATTACATTATCGGTCAGTTTTTGATTTGACATAAATTCCCCCTGTTTTATTTATTTTATAGTTTTTTCTATCTCTTGTTCAATTATTTGTTTGCGTGGCTTTTTTTCTTTGCGAAGTTTATTGGGTTCAAATAGTTGGTAATAGGTTTCATCCCCTTTAGAGCCTGACTTTGGATACTTAACGCCTTGATAACCTTGAGAAATTAGCTGGTCAATAAAGTATTTATCCACATCTTCGGGCGTTGCAAGTTTTAACTTATCTTCATCTAACAAGCGTTTAACGACTGCACCCTGACCACTTGCGCCAGTTTCTAATGGGTTGGAGCTTGTAGTAAACCATGCAGTAGTGTCATAAGACTTGTTTTTGTTAAATCCACGCTTTGCTATGTTTTCGGCAGCTTCGGCTGTAGTGCTGTGATAAATAGGTATTGTTGCACCCATCAAATTAGGTACTTGAGCCATTTGGCGTTCAAATGCGGCTCTATCGCCTACTTGTATGCCGTTTTGCCCCATCGTTAAGGCAGCGTCTATATCTGCTCGTTGTTGGGCTAAGTTTTGGGCGGCTGTTGGGATTACATTAGTTACATAGTTCTTTAGCTGTTGGGCTAATTGTGTGCGTGGGCCTGTAACCTGACCCTGTGGTGTTACATATCCAGCTTGGCGTAGAACTTCAGCCAATGTAGCCATTTATGCCATATCCTTTGCAAACTTATTAAAGTGTTTCATTAATGCAGCTTTACGCTTTTCACGCTTATTTTGGTTCTTTTCTAGCGTGGTCTGTTTGTGCGGTTGCAACAAAGAATTCTCAGGCTTAATCTTTTCTTTTTTAAACATTACATATCCTTCATAGCGTCAGAGATTATTTGTCTGCGGGGCTTTTTAGCGGTTTTAGCGGCATCTTTGAAGTCTTGGGCGGTTGGTGCGCCTTTAGCCCCAGCCTTTTTCATCTTTTCGCCTGAACCTGCTTTAATTCGCTCACGCTTGGCGTGTATGTTTGCGTATAGTCCGTTTTTCATTAGCAACTCCATCTCGCTCTTGCTGCTTTTCCTCGTTCCCCAGTCCAGCCTTTTGACCTTGCACAGAAACTATCATGGCGTGGCCCACTAGATTGGGGGGCTTGTAAATTGGCGTTGTTTTTACGATTGTAGGCGGCTCGACCTTTAGCCGTCATACCCGCACCTTCTTCAACCGATAAGTAATTGCGACCTTTGCCCTTTGTGGTTTTAGGTATGGGCTTATCGTGCTTATCCATCGCAGCACGGATTTGGTCACGCCTACTCATGCTTTTTCTTCAATATATTTGGCGTAAGCATCTTCTAGCTTGGCCTTGCGGTTGCCTTTAGCGTATTTACGCTCAGTTGCCAATGCGATAGCCACGGCTTGTTTCTTTGGCTTACCAGCTTCCATCTCTTTTTTGATGTTTTTGCCTACGGCTTCTTTGCTACCTGATTTGACTAATGGCATGATTTATCCTTTTATTTCAAGAACTTAAGTTTATAAGTCGTGGAATTGATAAGGTCTGCAATCTCATCAATGATGTTCTGTAGTTCAGAATCTTGCGGCAAATCTTGGCGGGCATCAGCCACAAAGTTTTGTAGCGATTCCATATACTTAATTGGGTCTTTAGGCTGGTGGTAAACGCTTGGGAAAGTCGTTAGGTTTCCGTATTTACCCATGTAAGATTCCGCTAAAGTATCTACTAAACCTACGATGCCATCGTAATATTTAGCCAAAGCCTTATGCTTGGCATACGAATCGGTTGTGAAATGGAAAAAATGCGTATTAGTCGCAGAATGTAGCAATGTTGCTAGAAACAGGGCGCAATTTTCCATAGAAACTCCTTTACATACCTCATTATATTAGCTTTTTTGTAAAATCCATACCGACCAATAAGGGTAAGCGTTAAAAAAGTTCTCGTCTTTGTCCTCTGTCGGCTTGTATTTAGAGTTAACAAATTTGTTATATGCTTCCACATCAAACATAAATCCGTGCTTATGGAATAGCCGATACCAATAGTCTATTGGTTGAATGTTCACATGGGTCGGGTCACCCATATACATTTCTTTGGTTTCCCCGTCTTTTACGGCATCTAAGCAAATAAACGCTCGACCTGATTTCTTTAGAATTCTTGAAAATTCATGC